TCCCGGCCGGCATCCCGCGAGGCCAGTTCGTCTCGAACCGCCTCGGTGTAAAACTCGACGTAAGTGTTGTTTTCAACGCGCGGCATCATCCGCTCCTCTGGTTACGTAAAGGCAGACGTGCGTCGTGCTCACGTCCTGCCATTCGATGCGATACTCAGCGAACTGTTCCACCCACCACTCGCGCGGCTTGACCGTCAGGTGCAGCCGTTGCCCGATGGTCGCCCCGAAATTGTCGGGGATCGTCGCGATCTGGAAAAACACCCGCTCCGCCGACGCCATGACGTTCCGAATGACCGTCCCCACCATCTCGGGCGGAATGTGCTCCATCACGTCAGTGCAGTAGCCGTAAGGCGCATACACCGGCAGCGGCCGGGTCAAGTCCCACTGAAGGAACGACACCGCCAGGGCGGGCTTGTCCCGACAGTTGTCGGTGAAGTCCACGGCGAGAACGTCGAGCCCCATCTCCTGCATCTTCAGCGCGGCCCGGCCGGTGCCGCAGCCAAAGTCAATGATCTTGCCGTCAGGCTTGGCGAGTTCAACGAACCGCTCAACCATGCTCTCGCCGGGCGCCAGGGTGCGGTAGCGGTAGTCCGACCACAGGCGCTGATACTTCTCCCGCTCGGTCATCGGCTCGACGTTCCACATGGCCGGGAGCAACCCGTCGCCGTGAACCTCGATCGTGCAACCCTCTTCGATGAGAGCCTCCGCGAAGCTGCGGAAAGCCTCGGCCTGTAGCTTCATCGGCATGGACGCGTTGAACGTCCGCCCGCCCCATTCCACGTCAATATTCGGGATCAGCTTGTTCATGCGCTGCGCGTACGCATGGGTTTCCCCCGCGCGGTTGCTGCTGTCATAGCCGAACAAGTGGAACTTGCGGAAACCCATGGTGTAGGCCACGCAGAGCGCGGTGATCCCCACCGATACCCCGCCCCCGATGAGGGTGTATCCGCCAGCCGCCACGCGATCAGCGGGCAGCAAATCCTCGATCCCCTCGTTATTCAGGTGGAACAGATCGGTTGCGTGCGCTGCGGTCTTCGGGTGCACCTGCGAAGCGCAGAGAACCCGAAGCGCGAGGCGGTCGACCAGCGACGCGCTTTCCTCTTTGGCGTCCACGATAACCTGATAGCCAACGCGGAACCCAGCCCGCGACAGCCAGCCGGAAGCACCATTCAAGCCGAAGAGCGCCCCGCCCTGGCCGTACAGCCGCCTTACCTCTTGGGTGCAGTCCTTCAGGCTCGGCCCGCCGCCGCAGATGATCGCAACCCGTTGGTGCGCCGGCGCCTCGTCCAGCCACGGCAGATCAAGCTGGCCATTGGCCGCGATCTGCGCGTTGCCGGTCTCTTCGTCGGTGTTCGGAAGCACAAGCACGGGAATGATCAGCGGCGCATCGCAGCCGGGGTTCCAATGTTCGATCTGCATTACGTTCAAGGCGCATCTCCCCGGAAGGAAAAGGAGGGCGCGTACGCCCTCCCTGGTACTCGGTAAGCCCGCGACAGATTAGGAGAAGCGGCCCTGCATGATCACGCCACGGGGCGCGTTCAGAACCACCTTGCCGCCGTTGAGCGTGGTCGTGGTCGCCGAGGCGTTGATCGCGACCTTCGCGCCCAGCAGCTCCTTCAGCGAAGACGACACGGCGATGAGGCCGGCGGTGGAGATGCCCACCGCGATACCGGCCGCCATGGTGACAGTCTTGGTCTTGTTCGTCTCGATCTGGCCGGTCATCTGATACCAGCCGTAGGTCGATGCGACAGTGGCGCCGCTCGCGAAGACCACAACGTCGGGGATGCCCGCCGCCGTGATGCCGCGAGTGGTGGCGTAGGTGGTGCCGTTGAAGGTGACGGGATCGCCCGCCACGGTCGAGGCCACGCCGAGCAGATAGATGAAGTCGGCAGGCCCATAGGACGGGTGCACGAACTTGGCGACGGTCCCGACGGGAACCAGGGCCGAAGTGTCCACGTCGCCGGGCTTGGACGGCAGGAGGCGGCCGGGTTCGGCCGAGCGCCATGCCGCAGCAGTTGCGATAGTCATTTGTTCGCTTTCCTTTGCGTTTGTGGTGGCTGTTACTCGGCCGTTACTTACGGGGTCGAGTCGTAGAGCTTGACGTTGAACAGCGGGTTGCTCATCGTCAGGTTGCCGCGGAAGCCGATGTGCTCCACGATGGCATCCTGATTGACGGGCGCACGCTTGCCGCCGAAGCTCTCGAAGTTCCGCGACGGGTTGTAGCGGAAGGCGAACGACGAGGTGTCGAGCAGGTAGGTGGTATTCGCCGGCATGGCAGAACCAAGCCCGCTCTCCTGCACGACGTCGAACGAGCGGCCCGAGCCCGAGTACTTCAGGCGAACGAAGCCCATGTCCCCGGTGCCGTTGTCGTCCACGATCCGCTGGATGTTCTCGACCGCCGCCTGATAGGCAGCGAAGTGCTCCGGCGACATGATCGCCAGATTGATGCCCTTGCGGCCGCGCGAACGAGCCGAGACGATCTGGTTGAGGATCGACTTGATCGTGGTCGAGGTAACGCCAGTGATGCCCGAAAACGCCGAGTTGGCGTCGTAGGTCGTGGTCTTCCACGCCGTGACGGTGTTACGGTCGATGCCGCCGTAGCTGTTGGTAGGCGTGGTCGGGACCGCCTTCTGGAGACCGTCGATCTGCTGGTACTCGGCGCCGGCCGAGTGCAGGTCCTCGTTGAAGCGGTCCTGAAGCTCCTGCTCCGCGGCGTCAAGGTGCGCCTCGAAGATATCCATCAGCTGATTTTCGCCCTTGTTGTCGAGGATTTTGTCCATCGACATGGAGACGGAAACAGCGCCGGACTTCGGGTCCCACACCGCATCATTGAAGAGGTCGGCGGGAAGCGGGTTGAGCGTGTCGAAGCCGGCATAGCGCACGAAGGTGCCGCTCTCGGCGTAGAGAAGCCGCTCACGGATTTTCGGGCCGCTGTAGGGCTTCCAGGCGCCGCGCTTCTTCAGCTCGGACAGGAGGATGTTGCCGTTGGAAACGAGGTCCTGATAGCCGGACGACCGGTCTTCCACGGCGAGCGAAAGCATCTCCTGATATGCTTCGGTCGAGTTGATGTTCGCCATTTGGCTGAACTCCTAAGAAGGGTTTAAGCGAGCCCCACCGACGCTGCTGCGCGGCTGAGGGCTTCTCTCGTGGACTTCGATGCGGGGCGAACGGTCGGGTTTGAGCCGGGTGCGCCGTCGATCGAGATGCCCGCCTTCTTGGGCTGAACCTGTGGCGGGGTGGGTGCGACTGCCGTCGCGGGGATGGCCACTTGGGCCGGGTTGGCGGCTGCGGGTATGAGCCGCGCCGCGAAGTCGTAAGCGTTCTGAAGGTCCTTCGCCGGGTCGCCCGTGCGGGCAACGGCTTCGGTCTTCAGTGCCCATGCGATCTGATGCTGAAGCTCCGCGAACCGCGGCTGCGACGACGCGAAACCGCTAACGGTCTCGAGCGTCCGCGCCTGCTGTTCCTCGTGCTGCCTGCGCTCGGCCGCCTGATACCGGGCCAGTTCGCCCTGCATCTGGTGCAGTTGCTGAGAAAGCTGGCTAACCTGCGCGTCCCTCTCGGGGGCCGGCTGGCCCATGACATGCGCGGCAACGTCGCGGAGGGTGAGCCCCATGTTCTTGCAGATGAGGTCGAGGCCCTGGAGCGGGTTCTGCCGCAGCGTGTCCTCGATCCCCCGGTAGTTCCCGATCACGTCGGCGAGCGACTGCCCCTGCGCCTCGGCCTGCTCGGCAATGGCGCGGATGGGCTCGTACTTCGCCCGGTAGTCGTTGATGCCCTTTTCCATCTCGGAGAAGGCGCGATTGATCTCGGCCTGCACCGCCGGTGGCGTAGTCGCCCATGCCGCCTTGGCATCCGCAGAGAAGCGCGAGGGAGCGTCTACGCTGGCCACAGGCGCCTCGGGCGCTACCACCGGCGCATCAACCTCGGGAGCGGCTTCCACGGGCTCGGTTGGCGCCTCTACGGCGTCCTTCGCCACGAACTTCCCGTCCGGACCGCGGGCACGGTCGACAGAGGGAGCTTCCTCGGCGTCGGGATAGCCCTCGTCGCTCTCGGGGGCGAAGGCCTTGGCGTAAGCCATCTCCACCGACGCGCGCGTGGATGTTTCAACCGGCGCCTCAACGGCGTCGACAAGTTCGTCAGCCATGATGTTCCCTTAGTTGCCGCGAGCCGCGGCGCGTGCCTTCAGCGTCTCGACAGGCATTTCCTTGACCTCAGCCATCGCCTTGCCCAGCGCATCCCGGAGGCCCTTGCGATCCCGCGGGGGCTTGGTCGGGGTGCGAACCTCGTTACCGACCTCAAGGAAGCCGTCGCGCTTGTAGTGCTTCCGAAGTTCGGACTTGCTGTCGTACCACTGGCCGTTGCCCATGGACTGAATGCCGTGGATGCTACCAACGGTATCCGTCACGATCTGGGGGCAACACACCTCGCCCTGGTTGCGCTGCTTGGCGAACACCCGGTCTTCGCGCTCCCACTGGCGTGCCTGCCACTCGTCGGCGCGAACCCATGCCATTGAAGGGCGGTCGTAACGATCCGAGCCGCGCAATTCGCCGTGCTTAGGCCAGATGCTCATCGCAGCGCGAACAGCCCCGTGCCCGAGGTCAGGAAGTTAATCCTGAACGGGTAGACCACGCCCGCGACCAGAGTCAGCGTGACCGACGCGCTGTCGTCCACGAACTGCATGGCGAAGTCGCCCGCGGCGTTGCAGTACACCGCTCGAGTCGCAACGATCTCCGTTGCCCCGGCAGTAAGCGCAACGCACCGCGTCGCGCCGGTGATCAGTTCGGGAGCCGTGCGGTCCCGGAAAGCGTCAGCCATTGGGTTTCCTCTGCTTCATCGCCGCGACCTTGGCCGCGCTTTCCTTGTCGGCACGCCCGACCTCGCGCTGACGGAACGTGCTATCCTGCCGGAACTGCTGGTCTGAACGCTGCTCGCCCTTGGCCTTCAGCACCATGTCGACCTGCGCCTGCTGCGCGTCCAACTGGCCCTGCGCCTGCTCGGAACGGACCTTCGTCATCGTCAGCAACGTTTGGGCTTTGATCAGGTCGACCTGCGCCGCCGTCTCCATCGCCTTGCCCTGCGCTTCCTGCTGCTTCAGCGGCACCTCGGCTTGCGCGGTCGCGCTGTCAGCCTTGGCCTTCTCCGCGTCGGCCTGCGCCTTCATCATCGCCGCCTGCGCGGTCATGCGAGCCGCTTCCGGGTCTTCCCCGGGCGCCTGCTCTTCCTTGGGCGGCGGCTGGTAGTTCTTGAACTGCTCCGCCAGCTCGTCGATGGCGTCATCCATCTGACGGCCGGGCCGGAAGCCGCTCGCCATATACCGCAGGCTTTCCGCGACGAACGTGCCCAACTGCGGGGCCATCTGCATGGCCTGGACGCCCTGCTGGATCACCGGCGAAATGGCTTGGCTGAACTCGACGCGCTTCTGTTTCTCGCGCGTCTCGTCGGGCTGGATGGTGCTGTCCGTCTCAACGTCGAGCACGAACGGGCGGAGCTTCTGGTCCTTGAACAGCGCCCCAATCTTCTCGACCGTGACCTGCTCCTGAAGCTGAGCGATCTGCTGCTGAACCTGCTGCGCCGCCTGCTCGATCTGCTGCTGAGCCTGCTGCTGGCCCTCGGGGGGCATCTGCTGCATCTGCTGCATCATCTGCTGGCCCTGAGCGAAGGCCTGCTGTTGAATCTGCTGCGCCTGCTGCTGGATCGCCTGATCAGTCGGGATGTCGTCGACCTGCGCCATGATCAGCAGGTCTTCGATCGGCACGTTCTCGCACAGAATCTCGGCCTTCATGCGGATCACGTCCCGCGCAAGGCGGATCATCTCGCCCTGGCGTTCCTGAATACGGATCGAGCCGTATTGGCTCTTCAACTCCTGCGCCCCGAGCGTCTCGTTGGCGTCGGTGCTCCCGCGCATAATGTCCGAGATGCCGGTGATCTCGTATACGTCCTGCACCAACTGGCGCCGAACCTCGATGCATGCCTGGAGCGTGGTCACCACCATGTCGATCGGCCACCACGCAATCGCGTCGCTCGTCTTGCCGTTGCCGAGAAGTGCCATCGAACTGATCGGAACGAGCAACGCGCTGTTGTCGACCTTCTTCATCGCGCTCTCAATGGCGTCCGCCACCTCGGGGTTGCCCGCGGCGTAGAAGCCCTTGACCCGCAGCGCCGTCTGCAACCCGCCGATGCGGCCGGTAAGCTCGTGAATCTCCTCGACCTGATCCTTGTAGTAGACGAAGTCGGGAACCGCCGTGAGGGTGTTGCGCTGGAGCGTCGCATAGGCCGGGCGGGGGCACGGGAAGAACCCCGTAAGATCGAGCGGCGGCTTGCCCTCGGCGATGACGTCCCGAACGCCTTCGCTGACCCAAACGCACTTGCCCTCGCCCTTGTGCCAGACTTCCCAGATGGGAGCCTTAGCCGGACCGCGGTCCTTAGCGTTCTTGGCGCGATCCTCGGGCTTATCCTGGAAGTTAAGCCCCTTGAGGTCTTCCGTGACCTCGTAGCCCTGCTCCTGCAGGGTCTGCATCCACGTCTTGACCTGCGCCCGCGTCAGCCATGCCCGCTTGGCAACCCAAAGCACCTCAGACCACTTGCGGGCGGGATCGTGCCTGAAGTCCTTGCGCGACACATGCCCGGCGCTCGGCACCTCCAGCCCGTCGCGCTCGACCATGCGCAGCCACGGCACGCCGCGCGCATTGGCGGCAAGGTCGTCACGGCACAGAACCAGCGTCGAGTGCAGGTCATCGTTCTCTACGTCGGCACTCAGAGCGCGCTCGAGGATGTCAGCCGCCTTGCGTGGTAGAGGCTTGCGATCCCGGAATCGGCTCGTCGCCACGGGGACCGGAGGCCGGGAATAGATCGAAGGCCGCACGACCTCGAGGTTCGCCCAGAAAATCTGGTACTGGCGATCCCGCCGATTGGCTGACAGCTTGCGCAGGTTCGCATAGAGGTCGTCAATGCGATCGCAGATGTCGTGGTATTCTTTCTCCTCGGCATCATCCAGGAGCTTGAGCCACGGCGCCGCGGTGCCGGCTTCGAGTTCAGCCATTCATCACCGCCCTAACTTGATCCGATAGCCCGGCTTGGGCTCCTCGGGAATGTCGTACCATGCAGGGTCTTCGTGACCCGTGAGCGGATGCCACTTCGGCTTCGCGTCAGGCAGCAACCCGCACGCAAGCGCGAACTCACCGAATGCCGCGACCCCGTGCGAGTTCTCATCGTGCTTCGGCGTGGCAACGAAGGTGTTGCTCGCCTCGTTCAGCTTGCGCGAGTACCTGCGAAGCCGGTTCATGCCCACGTCCATCCGCCGCGTGCGGTTGAAGCGCGCCATGGGGATCATCTGGCGGATAGCCTCGATCTTGTCTGCCGGGCTCTCGGCAGGGCCACGTCGTATGTGCGACATCGGCACGCCGAGGTTCACCAGGCTCTCGACCCTCGTCTTAGCGCCTGCGCCCCATTCCCGCACCGCAATGTCGGGCGGATAGAAGTGCTTCTCGTATCGGTAGGGCTCGCGGTCTAGCTCGATCAGTCGCCGAGCGGCCTCGCGCTTGTCGGAACCGTACTCGGGCAAAGCCTCGGCGAGTATGTCCGCAGCGCCGAGGCCGCTCGCCTCGTAGTAGTCAATGAAAACGGGAACCCCATCCCATACCTGCGCGAACCATATCGCCGTGTAGTCGTCGACCCCGATGTCCCAGCCGGTGAAGACCGGGCGCCGGGGATCGTGCGGGAAGTACCCGATGCGCTCGTCGCGCTCTGCCTGGAGCATCTGCCGGGCGAAGTAGCGGCCCTCGCTCAGTATCTCGTAACCGCCGCCCCAGACGTGTTCCGCCATCTCCGGGTCTGCAGCGAAGTCGTGGTTCTTCTCGTCCTCGAGCACCTTGGGGAACCAAGGGTTATCTTGCCAGCCCACCGGGCAGATGATGGCGCTGGGCGGGACCGTGCCGCCCCGGAAGAACCGGTCGACGGCATCCTCTTCGTTGCGCGGGTTCCAGCTGAACCAAATCTCCGAGCCGTCCTTACGGATGGTAGGGCGCAGCAGGCGCAATGAACGGGCGCTGAACGCCTGCGCCTCTTCGACCCATGCCACGTCGAAGTCCTCGAGGGACTTGATGTTCTCCGCGTTGTAGGACTGCATGCCCTTGAACACGATCATCGACCCGTTGGGCGCCGTAATCTCGTCGCGCTTGACCTCGAACCAAGCCCCGAGCCCGAACTTCTCGATCTTGTCGACCAGCAGCTGGCGGACCGAATCCTTGATCGTGCTCTGCACCTCGCGGATGCAGGCTACCCGCGTCTTCGCCGAGTAGCAGCGCAGGATAACCATCTCAGCAAAAGCGTGGCTCTTCGCGCCGCCGCGACCACCATACGCCGCTTTGTAGCGGGCCGAGCCCAGTAGGGGGGCAAGCGCCCCCGATATGTGCGGCTCACGCGTCAGGCTTGGGATAGACAACGTGCCACTTGACCTCGTGAGCGATAGGCGAGCCGTCCTCGCCCGTGACCTGCATCGGGAGCACCTTGCCGAGCAGCGCCATGAACGGGCCAGGGTTCTCGATCGCCTGCCGCGTCAGGTAGCCGACCATGCCCTCGGGGCTGGCGGCCTCGGCGGCCTTGATTATGGCATCCTTCAGGAGCGTGGTCGTGCGGTTAGGAACGCCCTTCTTCCGGCCGGGCCCGGGGGTTCCCTTCCCGATACCCGCCGATTGTTTTTCAACCATTAGCCCGCCTCAATAATAATGCCCCGTGTATGCATTTAGTGCTTGCATAGGGCAACGCGTGGCGTTATGTTGGAGTTATCAGAAGGAGAGAACGAGATGACCACCTACTTCGCTACCTCCGCCGCCACCCGCAAGAACCGCCCGCTCACCACCGGCTTTGAGACCGAAGCCGCCGCCCGCGCGCAGGCCGAGTTTCTCGCGAACACCTACGGCGGCGTCGCCAAGGTTTCCACCACCGAGGCCGTTGTCGCCCAGTACTCCGCCAAGCGTGGCTGGTTCGCATAATCCGATAGAAGGAGAGACGAGATGACCACCGAGAAGGCCTACACCATCCGGTTTTATCTTGAGGACCGCCGCGTCGGCGGCCTTATCGAGGACGTTTCCGTCTTTACGGACGGTGCCCCCGGCGAAGCTTTCGCGCGCGGTCAGGGTATGGTCGCGGTCAAGTACCCGCACGGCCGCATCTACGGAGGAGAGATCGTCCGATGCGAGGTCGCCAGATGACCGACCGCAAGACCGCGAAACGCCGGCTCGAAAGGGCCGGCTTCGTTCACATCTCCGGATGGGTGCCCGCTGCCTATGGGGCTCGCGTGGCGGTTCAGGTTGATGCGCACAAGCCCGACGTTGCAGTCATTCTAGCGGAAGAGCCTAAGCCCCGGGGCTGGCCGAAGGGGAAGCCCCGGAAGGTTTTAGAGTAGCCGGGTTACCATCCACACGACGAGCACCACGAGGATAACGATCACCAAGGCCCGCTCAACGCTCATTCGCTTAGCCTCGATCCGAGTTTG